GTTACAAGATAACACGGACTTAAGAGGTGAAATTGCGTGTGGGGCTAATGGATGTGAAATTTCTTAAATAAAATGAAAGTAACTTGGGGAAATAATACTACGCTAACATATCAAGTATTGTTAGCGTTTTATAATCTTAGAAAAACAAATTAAAATGAATGTAGGAGCATCTAAAGATTGGATACAACAGTTGTATGTTAGAGAATTTGGACCAAAATTACAACCAAACGAGTTCTACTATAATAATAAAGGTAGGATTGTTATGACCGAAGAATATCATAAACGTAGAGGTAGTTGTTGTGGAAGCAGATGTTTACATTGTCCATATGATCCCAAATGGGAGAAGGGGAGTAAAACGATAAAGGAATCACGGCTTAGGTCGTGATTTTTATTTTAGATGTATTTATTCAAAACACATAGATACTATATTTATAAGATATGGCAAATGGAATAACATATGGGGTAAATTTTCCTTTTAGGGAATCTTACGTTGGTAAATATTTAGATGTTTCTGATACAACTGAAGAGGAAGTAAGAAGTAATTTAATTCATTTATTATTAACTAAAAAAGGATATAGATATTATCTTCCTGATTTTGGAACAAGATTGTATGAATATATTTTTGAACCTCTTGATGGGCCTACATTTAGTGAAATTGAAGGCGAAATTAGGGATTCTGTTGAAAAATATATGCCTGGTGTACAGATAACAAATATTTCAATAACCGACGCTTCTTTAGGTGAAGAAGATAAGGGTACTTTTATTAATCCTGACGGAGAAAGAGAATTTAAAGTACAAGGTATAAGTGAAAAAGAACATACCGCAAAAATTAAAATAGACTATAAGGTCACAAATCAAGCCTTTGAAAGTAGTGATTTTGTTATTATCAATATTTAATAGTATATGGCTGAGAAAAAAATATCATACACGACTAGAGATTTCCAAGGAATAAGAACTGAGTTAATTAACTTTACCCGTACTTATTATCCTGATTTAGTACAGAACTTTAACGATGCTGGGGTTTTCTCAGTAATGTTAGATTTAAATGCTGCCGTTACGGACAACCTACAATTTAATATTGATAGGAGTATTCAAGAAACGGTATTACAATATGCTCAACAAAAATCTTCAGTTTATAATATCGCTAAGACTTACGGGTTAAAAATTCCGGGTCAAAGACCTTCGGTGGCATTAGTAGATTTCTCAATAACGGTTCCCGCATTTGGTGATAGAGAAGATTTAAGATATTGTGGTATTCTAAGAAGAGGATCACAAGTAAGTGGTGCTGGTCAACCATTTGAAACCGTTTATGATATTGATTTTGCTTCAGCAATAAATTCTGAAGGAACATTAAATAGATTAAAGATACCTAACTTTGATGCTAATGGTAAAATATTAAATTACAACATTGTAAAAAGGGAAGTTGTTGTAAACGGATTTACAAAAGTATTCAAACGAGTTATTACACCAAACGATGTAAAACCATTCTTTGAATTATTCTTACCTGAAAAAAATGTTTTAGGTATAACAAGTGTCCTTTTAAAAGATGGGACTCAATTTAATACAATTCCAAATCCACAGGACTTTTTAGGGTTAAACGATAGATGGTATGAAGTTAAGGCACTTGCTGAAGACAGAGTATTCATTGAAGACCCAACTAAGGTTTCTGATCAACCTGGTACTAAGGTTGGTAAGTATATTTTAACTAACACTAAATTTACATCTGAGTATACACCTGAAGGTTATTTAAAAATGACATTTGGTGGTGGTAATGTTTCTGCTGAAGAACAACTTAGAGATTTTGCAAGATCAGGTAAAGGATTTGATTTAAATAAATATTCTAATAATTTAGCTTTAGGTGCGGCTCTTAAGTCAAACACAACATTGTTTATACAATATAGAGTTGGTGGTGGACAAGCAACTAATTTAGGTGTTAATGTAATCAATCAAATTGGTACGGTTTCATTCTTTGTTAATGGTCCATCGGAAAGTATTAACAGATCTGTTATTAATACATTGAAATGTAATAACGTTACTGCGGCGATTGGAGGGGCAAACGCACCAACACTTGAAGAAGTAAGAAATATGGTATCCTATAACTTCTCAGCACAAAACAGAGCGGTTACAATAAATGACTACGAATCAATTATTAGAACAATGCCATCTCAGTTCGGAGCACCTGCAAAAGTTGCAATTACTGAAGAGAATAATATGATAAAGATAAAAATGTTATCTTATGATACAAGTGGTAATTTAACTGACACGGTTTCTAATACATTAAAAAGTAATGTTGCAAACTACCTATCAAATTATAGGATGATTAACGACTACATTTCAATAGAAAGTGCAAACCCAATTGATTTGGCGGTTAATGTTGATGTTGTATTAGATGCTAGTCAAAACCAAGGTGCGGTTGTGTCTAAAATAATTGATATTATTTCAACATACTTTAGTCCTACAACAAGACAATTAGGTCAAAATGTTGTGGTATCTGAATTAAGAAGATTAATCCAAGCGGAAAATGGGATAATAAGTATTTCTGATATGGAATTCTTTAATAAAGTTGGGGGACAATACTCGTCAAATCAAACATCTCAAAAATATTCAGATCCGGCAACTAAACAAATTCAATTAATTGCTGATACAATTTTTGCTGAACCTACTCAAATCTACCAAATTAGATTTCCTAACAAAGATATCAATGTTAGGGTCATTAATTTAAGTACGGTTAATTTTTCCTAATAATTTATTTTTTTTTAATTAGAACTATTTTTTGAAAATAGGAAATAAACTATTTATCAAAAAAGACTTTAATGCCAAAATCATATAGAATAAGGACTCAAGTAGGAGTTGACAAATACATCAATGTAAAATTAGACCAAGATTTTGATTTTTTAGAGATCCTATCTTTAAAAATAAATCAATCAGACCTTTATACAAAGGTGTGTTCTGACTATGGGGTTGTAGTTGGTAGAGTTCTTGTAAATGGTGGTTTTGGGTTACCAAATGCAAAAGTATCCATATTCATACCATTATCTAGTGAAGATGAATTAAATCCCACAATATCTGAATTATATCCATATAAAACATTATCAGATAATAATGAGTTAGGGTATAGATATAATTTACTACCTCATGATCCATCATATAGTATTCATGCTGCAACAGGGACATTTCCAAATAGAGAAGAAGTTTTAACAGACCAAACATATATTGAAGTTTATGACAAATATTACAAATATACCGTAAAAACAAACGATAGTGGTGACTATATGATTTTTGGGGTTCCAATTGGGACTCAAACCGTTTTTATGGATGTTGATTTATCGGATATTGGATGTTTTTCATTAACACCACAAGATTTAATTAATGCGGGTCAAGCAACTCAAACACAAGTTAATGGATCAACATTCAAATCTTCAACAAATTTAAGTGAATTACCACAGATAAAAACAGTAAATAGAAACGTTGATATATCACCTCTTTGGGGTCAAGAAGACATTTGTCAAATAGGTATTACAAGAGTTGATTTTGATTTAACTGCCGAAGCAAACGTAACTATTAATCCTACCGCTATTTTCCTTGGATCTATTATTTCTACAACTAATGAAGATTCACTTAAAACAACTTGTAAACCAAAAAATAATACAGGAAATTTATGTGAATTAATTGCGGGGCCTGGACAAATATTAGCTATTAGACAAACAATATACCCTGATAAAAATAATTTTCCACTTCTTGAACAATATAAATTTGAACAAGATGGTAAAATTATAGATGGTGACGGATCTTTTTTGGCAAATGTTCCGATGAATTTGGATTATATTATTACAAATGAATTTGGAGAACAAGTAATTTCAAATGACCCAACAAAAGGTATCCCAACAAAGGGAAGATATAGATTTAAATTTAAATGGAGTAATGAAGGTGGGTTACAGAATGATTTTCAAAGAGCAAATTTTTTAGTTCCAAATATTAAAGAACATGGTTGGACTAACACTACAGACCCACTTGACCCTACTTCCAAAACACCATTTTTAATTATAATGCCATCAACATTTCCTGTTAATCCACCACAATATACAGGATCAACAACGGTAGCCTTAGATGGTGGGTTAACTTTTGATAATTCTGTTAACACTAAAATTTTCACTATCTATATTGATAATGGTAGTGGACCTGAACCTTATTATGGTGATATAAGTGTAATACCTGTAAATGCTGGTGATATTGTTTTAGTAGTTTCAGAACCATTAGATAACACACAACAACAAGAAGTTAATTTTACTTTTTATCCTAAAGGTTATTTTGATTTATTAAGATCATATACTTTTAGTTTAGATTGGGATGATTATGTTGATCCAGTTTCAGCAATTAATTGTGAGGATACATTTTATGAAATGAACTACAATAAAGTTTATACTACGGCAATGTTCCTTGACAGATACAAAAATGGGGTTGGAAGAGGAAGACACTTAGGTATTAAAGAAATTGATAATAGAGCTTGTAAATCAACGGTAAATACATTTCCATCTAACGACATTATTAAAAATTTTGACGCTATATTTTTTGTTTTTAATGTCTTTATGAGTATTTTGGCATACCCATTAATAGTATTGTTATTTGTTGCTCACTTTATCGCATGGATGTGGCCGGTATTAAAGTGGTTATTAATCATTTTAGGGATATATTTCCTTTATGATGCAATATCGGAAATGATTGATTGGATTAACTCGTTAATTGAGTTATTTGCTTTTTCGCCTTTAGGTGGTCCTGTAATTAATTTAGGTCTGATTTTAAGAATTGCGGCAAAGGCAATATCGTTTTTATTTAGAATCGCTTTTGCGATTGCATTCATTGCTTTTACAATAAAATACCTTACTAGGATAAAAAATTTCCCAAGAATAGGTCTACCTATGATGTCTTATCCTGAATGTTCAAGTTGCGATTGTGATTGCGGACCTGCAACTTTGGATGATGATATTGATCAAAATTCTGTTAATGATGCAATTGCTTCAGAGCAATCAACTAATAATCAACAAGAACTTGGTCAAGCTAAAGGATTTTTGGCTCCGGTTAATATGCCAAGTGCATATGAGGTTCAACATCCTAATGCCCAAAACAATCCTATTGAGGATGCAATGGAAAGAAATGATGGTCCGTTTTGGGGGGGAGATTGTCTTGATAGTGCAACAAGCGGATGTTTAAATTGTGGAATACCATCGTTAAGTACTGCGGCAATGAAACAAGATATTACACCTCAGGTTGCCGGAAGAGGTATTGCTGACTATAATAGAATTTTTTCGGGTTATGATATATTAAGTTCAACTGGAACGGTAAATGTGGATATGGTTTTTGGTAATGAATTTGCTTTGTATCACGCACCACAACCATTCCTATTTGCAGCTTGGGATAATAGTGGTAAAGACCCAAGAAATTGGGCTTTCCCTAAAAGTGCAACTTTTCCGCAAAGATTAAATGAATTTAACACAAGAGATAAATATTTTGATTCTTATGGTGGTGCAAATAGAATAAAAAGTTTTGTTAACCCATCTTTAAATGGTAATACTTTTTTTGAAGATCAAGTAATAGTTCTTTTAGCTAATCCGGGAACTAAAGATCAAATGCAAGTTGGTAAACCAATTAGTTTTAATGACCCAACAAAATCCAATGGAAATGTTAATATTACGGGAGCTACATTAAATGAATTAGGTAATAACTCAATTACGGGTACAACAACAACAGGTCAAACACCAATATTCGTTACTTATGCGAACCCTTCAAGTATTACTAGTACGGCACCTATTACAAAACCTTTTATAATTACCCAACCTGCAATTTCAAACATTCCGTCATCAATTCCTGGTGATGAAGTTGGGAATCTTCAATACCCTACCGATGTGGAGTATTATCAGATGATAACAGGTATGACCGTTTCTGAATTTCTGACAATGTGTGGTACTAACTCAGGTACTTTTCCTACTAGTTTTTTAAAACATATAATTCATTTTGACTATTGTTGTAATGGTAATTATAAAGATTATACTGCTGGAGAGTGTTTAACTCAAATGACTAACTATACAGATTTTGAAATTATTATACTTAATAGAGGGGTTGACGTACATACCGCAACACAAAAAATAAAATACGATTTATCAAGAATATTTGGTAAATCTTATGGTAATGTTATAACACCTGAGGGAGATTATTTTTTAAATGTTCCTATACGACCATCAGGATTAAAACCATCAAGTCATAACACCACAACAAACTCAGCGACCAATCTTTATTCCCCATCATATAACTTTGATATAGGACCTGCGAATGGAGCAAATCCTAACTATACTGCGTTTACTTCAAACTATCCTTATTATTATTTATCTACGGATGATCTTAGTGTTGCCGATTACCAACCAGTTAGTGGATGGAAATTTATTGGAGATTCTTTTTTAACTAATACTCCAAGAACGATATTACAATCAAGTTTCTATACGATACCAAGTTATACACCAAACTACATTGGAGGTGGTACATTTTTAGGGAAACAAAGTAACGCTGGTTACCCTAGTTGTAATAATAATAGTGTAAATGCAGAAACTCCTGATAATGGAAAACCAGCTAAGGGTGAACTAGGTGATGTACCATCAAACCAATTATCTGCGTTATATTCACCGGCATATTATAGATATACATTACCTGGTGTTAATTTTAACGATAAGACTAAAATGGTTATGAGAAGTGACCGACTACCGACATCCACAAAAACTGAAGATGGTGCAGGATCAAGAACAGGTTTCGCGGCACACCAAAATAATAATTTTACATTTTATACTGCCGATGGTAGTGAAGGTCAAGCAGGTACAGGTCTTTCAGTTGAGATAACGGGAGAACAATATGATAGTCCTACACAAACTTTTGATTGTGAAACTATGGTGTCATTACAATGTTATCAGGGATCTGGTAATAATGTGTCTATTATACCTCCAAATCAATGTATTGTTCCGGAAGGTAGAGTTAAAGGTGGTTGTTATTGTCTATTAAATAAAAAATATTTAACTGTTTATAGTGAAGATGTTGCATTATTTTTAGAATGGAAAACAAGATTTACAATTACCTTTGCCGCTTGTCGTGGTATATTTGCGCAAGTATTCCAAAACAATTGGATAAATGGAACATTATATATGTTCTCATTTAATAAAACCACAACATATGCGGCCTTGTCTACTATACCAACATATAATTTTTGTGATGATGTTATTGTTTTTAATGAATTAACTAATGGTTTCTATTATAGATGTTCACCATGGAAACAAAGTACACAACAATTTATTGGTAAAGATAAACCTTTGGTTAATCCAAACTGGCCATCATCAATAGTTACTGGATATCCTGGATTAGGTTATAATGAAAAACAAATCCAATTTCCAACAACAATTGCAGATTTAGGGCCTAGAGATGAGTTTATTACTGAGATATGTAATAGTTCAAATTTTAATAGTTACATAGTTGATCAAGTTAAATCTACTTCTTATCAAGATACATCAGATATAATCCAAATTGGATTTTTATCTAGATTATTAAATGATACATTTAGACAGTCAATCTTACCTATAACGGTAGGTGGGGGTACTACCGAAGGTAAGGGTATTATTCAATTCTTTAATAGTAATAGAAAGGCGGATAGAATAGATGGTGATTTTGCTCAAGCTCTATCAATAAACTCTGAATGGAAAATTAACCCATTTATTTTTGAAAATTACCCTAATCCAAACTCTATATATTTTGGTGATGATAACTCATCACCACCAAGACCTGTATTTGGAATATTCTTTGAAACCCCAACTGATGAATATAAATATAGAAGAAGGTTTACTCCTGGTGTTGAAACATATAGTCAATCACCATTAATACAAGATTACTATGGTTTTCCAAAGACACAAGATGTTCCTCATTATCAATGGAAGATAGAAACATCACCAAATATATTTGGGTCTGAAAATAATAATTGGTATACGTATTCACCTTTCTTTCATAAAGGGTATCAAAACTTAGATTTTAATATTGACCCATATTTTCAATCATCAACCACAAAATTAGGTATGATTACCAATTTTGATGTTAATGGTAATCCATTACCAACACCACAAGTTGTAAATAAAGTTTTAGTTGGGGCTCCATTCCATTTTTATTTTGGTTTAAATAATGGTAAAACCGCTATTAATAAATTTATTAAATTATATGTAACAGACGAAGGATAAAATGATAGACAACTCAACAAATATTGTATTAGGTAGTTTAAGATATAAAGGATCAAGTGATACCAATCTTTTTATTGATCTTCCATTGGAGCAAACTGAAAAAGAAATTGTTGAATTTGATAGAAACGTTGATTTAAGTTTACAACAGGTTTTTGATGATGAAAGACAATCATCAACAATTTTTAGACCTGTTACCAAATACTCATTTATATTTAAAAATGAATACACTGGGTCAACAACTTATGTACCATTTAGAAATAATTTGTATTATACAAATGCAATTAATAACGCAATATCTTACGCCACAAATCCTAATACCCCTTGGGAAGGTTACCCCCAATATTCTGAATTTGATTTTATTAGAGTTGATAATAATGTGGTAGGATATACTCAACCACCAAATAACCACGTAACATTTATAAATAAAAGTGCCTCAACTTATAATTGGACTCATTATATGAGTTATGCGTATGGTAATGATTATACAAAACAATTATCTGCGATTGATAGTGAAACTACCGCATCTTGGTTTTGGATGGCGTCAGATGGTATACCATTTGTGATAATATCAGGTAGTGATGACAATGGTAATTATATTATGTTTAAATGTCCTATGAAACATGGGTTACTAACGGGAGAATTTGTTGAATTACCATTTAATTATAATGGTGAAACTATTTTCCAAGTTAATGGACTTGGTGATGATGGGTTTGGTAGTGAAGAATATATTTTTAAAATTTATAATGTTGGTTTTACTGGTACAACGTTCCAAAATGGGGTCTCAAGTACATTTAAACGTATAATTAATAAAAGTAATAGTGGGGAAACAATGTCAGAATATTATGTTAGGAAACATAAAATTTTAACTAACTCAGAATGTG